ATGGACAACATGGCAAATTACGATAAAATGTATTCTTTGCTGTTCAATGCAATCACAGACGCACTGGAAAAGTTGGAAAAGCAGAATTTGGGTGATGCCAAAGATATTCTCATCTCCGCCCAGCAAAAAGCAGAAGAAATCTATATCACAGCAGAAAACTAAAAAAGCAGCACCACAAAGCGGCGAGCGAAGCAATGCCGCGCCGTCAGAAGCAACAGCGGGGTGGATAATCCAAAAAGGAGGGGCAAGGCCCCTCCCTTTTGGTCGTTAGGGGTGCAGGGGCGAAATCGAAACGCCCCTGCCGTTCTCTTAGGGGTTCAAAAGGGGACCTTCTCTCACGTGAGAGAAGGTCCCCTTTTATCCGCACTCCCCTGCTTGCAGGGGGAACATTTCAATGATTACTTTTTAAAGCTATCTTTAAGCGTTACCGACCGGTTGAACACCAGATGATCCTCGGAGCAATCCTTGTTGTCAAGGCAGAAATACCCAAGGCGCATGAACTGGAAGCTCGGCGCGGTCTTGCCCTTCTTTTCGGTCTTGTCGTACGCCGCGGCGATGTCGCGCATGCGCGGCTCGACCTTGCAGCCACTCAGCACCTCGAGCGAATCGGGGTTCATGCAGGCAAGGAAATCCTTGTCCGCGCCGTCGGGTGCGGGGTCACTGAACAGCTCGCTGTAAACACGCACCTCGGCGTCCAGCGCGGTCGCGGCGTCGACCCAGTGGATCGTCGCGCCCTTGACCTTGCGGCCGTCGGCGGGATCGCCGCCCGGCGAGTTCGGGTCGTACTCGGCGTAGACCTCGACGACATTACCGTTTTCATCCTTCTTGCAGCCCGTGCAGGTGATGAGATACGCGCCCTTGAGGCGGCACTCGGGGCCGTTCGGCGTCAGGCGCTTGTACTTGGGCACGGGGACTTCCATGAAGTCGTCCGCCTCGATCCAGCACTCGCGGGAGAAGGTGATCTCGTGCGTGCCGGACGCGGGATCGGTCGGGTTGTTCTCGACCGTGACGGTCTCGCTCTTGCCCTCGGGATAGTTCGTGATGACGAGCTTCACAGGGTGCAGCACACCCATCGTGCGCTCGGCCTTTTCGTTGAGGTCCTCGCGCAGGCAGTGCTCAAGGAAGCTGTATTCGACCACGCTCGCGCTCTTGGCAACGCCGATGCGGTCGCAGAAGTTGCGGATGGACGCAGGCGTGAAGCCGCGGCGTCGCAGGCCGCACAGCGTCGGCATACGCGGATCGTCCCAGCCGGAGACGATACCCTCTTCAACGAGCTTTCTGAGCTTGCGCTTCGACATGACCGTGTGATCGATGCCAAGGCGGGCAAACTCGATCTGGCGCGGCTTATTAGGCACGGAAACATTGTTCACCACCCAGTCGTAGAGCGGGCGGTGTGCCTCGAATTCGAGCGAGCAGAGCGAGTGCGTGATGCCCTCGAGCGCGTCCTGAATGGGGTGCGCAAAGTCGTACATTGGGTAGATGCACCACTTGTCGCCCTGACGGTGATGGTGCATGTAGCGGATGCGGTAAATAACAGGGTCGCGCATGTTGAAGTTGCCGGAGGCTAAGTCGATCTTTGCGCGCAGCGTGCGGCTGCCCTCAGGGAACTCGCCGTTTTTCATGCGCTCAAAGAGGTCGAGGTTCTCCTCCACATCGCGGTCGCGGTACGGGGAGATGGCGGGCTTGCCGATGTCGCCGCGGTACTCTCTCGCCTGCTCGGGCGTCAGGTCGCAGACGTAGGCAAGGCCCTTTTTGATGAGCTCGACAGCGTACTCGTAGTCCTTTTCAAAATAGTCGCTGCCGTAGAAGAAACGGTCGCCCCAGTCGAAGCCCAGCCAGTGGATGTCCTCTTTGATGGCGTCGACAAATTCGACGTCCTCCTTCGTGGGGTTCGTGTCGTCCATGCGCAGGTTGCAAAGGCCGCCGAAGCGCTCAGCGGTGCCAAAGTCGATGGTCAGCGCCTTGCAGTGGCCGATGTGCAGATAGCCGTTCGGCTCCGGCGGAAAACGGGTGTGGACCTGCTGGCCCTGGAAGCGCCCACCCTCCGCGATGTCTTCTTCAATGAAGGCGTCGATAAAATTTTTGCTGCCGGATTCGCCCTCAGCGGCGGCAGTCTTGACTTCCTCAGCCATATGATCCATTCCTTTCTTCGCGTCTGCTGTGAGGCAGACAAAATAATGAAATATTAAGTCGGGCCCCGATTCTCTTCGCAATCTATGCGCTTTTCGCTAAAACAGGGCTATTTTCTTTACTTTTCTGCGTTTTCTCGAATTTAGTGATATTGACGGTTTTAGTCCGTTAGTAACAAATTGCATTCGCCTTTGAACTGACTATTGGCTCATTATACTGCATAGCCTTCGAAAAGGGAAGAAAAATTTTGCACATCCACGCTATTTGACAAACTGCAAAAATTCCTATATGGTGTCCCTATACTCCCGCCGAAATAAAAAAAACGAAAGAGGGATCTTTGTGAAAGTCAAGCGCTACCACGAATGCCCCGAGTGCCATAAAATTTTGCCGTACCTGCGGTCGAAGTGTGACTGCGGCTATCGGTTCAGTGGCGCTTCTGCCGAGCGCCAATTCAAAACCTGCACCGCCTGCGGATCTCTCGTCCCTGTCTCGCAACTCTTTTGCGCCTGTGGTAAGTTTTTGCCTTTACAAAAAGATGTAATAACGGAAGCGGATGTCGAAACAGCTTATCAGAATGGCCTCTTTGCCGGTATCGCCGAAGAACGCGAACGAAATGAAAAAGAATGGGCTCGTTTCTTCGCAGATGCCGGCCTAAAAGACACGTTTACGAATAAGGCCATTGCGAATCGTGAAGACTTCTATGCCTGGAAGAAATCTTTTGATGAAGATCGCCTGCGCCGAGCGAGGGCCGCCGCTCAGTCTAAATTTGAGCACTTAGCCGAGAATATGACGGCCGCAATGAAGATTCGCGAAAAAACGCTTGATTTCGTAAAGAAATACAACGTCTCGGCGGGCGAACAAATTCTTGCCTGCCATCTTGCCACTCACCCTCGCGGTGAGGATGTCGACCCTCCCGATGGCGTTAATCCTTGGGTATTTGAACAACTTTGTGACTACTATTCCGCCGAGGTCAGTGTATATAAAGGAATCCCTGCCGCTCTATCCAGCTATGATGTTTCTTTCTATTTGACTGTCGAATACGCGAACTATCTTCGCAAAATATTTTCGTGTCCCAACCAGCGCTATGTGTGCGATGATGGTTATTTTATTGCGGTCGGTGCTTTGACCGCCGTTAGTGAAGTCTTCTTGAAAACTCCCCGTTCTGATTCCATTCGCATTATGAGCGAAATTTCTTTGCTTTGCACTGCTTCTAAAGAAGATGCCGCCATTGTAGATGACAACATGAAAATTGCTGCTGATGAAATGTTTCTTGCCTATAGTCGCAAGACTCCGAATGCTCTTTCCGAGCTGTCCTTTTCGCTCCAAGAGTTGATGAGCGATGAACCGAACGCGGAAGAATCTTTTTCTATTGCGCAAGTATTTTCTGACTATATAAAAGGATATGTTTCTCGGTGTGAATCCGCCGGAATACGTAAAAAATAGAAAGCAACACCCCGAGCCTCCCGGCTCGGGGTGTTCTTCTATTCTCAGCTATTCCACGGTGCTTTTCCGATGTCCTTCTCGCTGTACCCTGCGTCAAGATACAGCCAGTCCTTTTGCTTCTTGCTCAGCTGCATCTTGTCGATCGCGTCCAGCACCTTCGCCTTCTTGCTTCCGTTGATGGTCTTGCCGTTCTCGTCCTTGTCGGCGGTCAGATCGGCCGTCGTGTCCTTGTACTTGGCATAGGTCTCGGCGCTGATGCCCTGCTTCTGCGCCTCCTGCGCCGCCGCATAGCTTCTCGACGAGCGCGACAGGTCGTCGTGCAGCCGCTCTTTCTGCTCGTTCGTCAGCTTGAGCTTGCGGACGAGCTCGAACTGCGCTGCCTCGCGCTCGCCGTCGGTCAGGCTGTCGTCCTTGTCGATCTTGCGCCACTTCTGGATCGCGTCGTAGATGACCTCGCGGTCCGCGCCCATGTCGACGAGCTCCTGATAGGTCCGCGTCTGCGACGCGCTCAGCCCGCCGTCGTTCGCTGCATAGAAGTCACGCGCCTCGCTCAGCGCGTTTCTGCCGAACAGCATCGCTTGCAGCACGGTCGAAAAATCGGGATTGACTGCGTATTGCAGCCGCTCATTGTCGCCGCTTCCCTTATACGTGCCGCCGCGTGCCAGCGTCTCCGCGCCCTGCGCCGTCTTCTCAAGCTGCCGCCCGCCGGGGAGCGTGTCACCCGCAATGCCCATGAGCTGCCGCATGATCTCACTGCCGAACCCCTCGGTGTCGCCGGACGCGGCGTCCGAAACGGCGCTGCCGATTCCCTTTGCCGTGCCGTAGATATCCGGCATCGGCAACGTCTGGTCGCCCAGGCCTAACAGGCCGGACACGTTGCGCACATACGGAACGTCGTTGCTGATGTTGTAGATCGTGTCCTCAGTCGCCGCCGCAAGGTTGAATTTGCCGTTGCCCGCGTCCTCGTCCGTACCGAAGAGGCGTTCGCCGGTCATCTTCTGCCACACATCGTCGACCCACACGCCCAGCTGCTCGTTGGTGCTCAGTCCGTTGCCGGACGCCAGAAAGCCCGTCAGTAGGCCCAGCACGTCGAACTGCGCCGGTGTGCCGCCGTACAGCTCCTCGTCCACGCGGTTCAGGATGAACGCGCCGAGCAGCGTGCCGACGATGATGCCCGCCAGCCGCCGCGAGGCTTCCTTCTTGCCCAGCTTCTCCTCCATCTCGCGCAGCCCCGGCCCAAAGAGATCCTGCGTCACGTGCTCCCAGTTGTTCAGCGCTTCCACCTGGAACAGGTTCACCATCTGCGAAATAAGGTTTTTCGACTGGAATGTCAGCGGCGCCGTGCCCTTCGAGCGCGAGCCCATCATGTCGCGGCCCCAGCGGTCCGCCGCACGCAGGGCGTCTTTCTCGCTCCTGCCCTCGGCGAGCTCCTTGCGGTACTTGCCGCGCACCGCGATCGAGCTGACGAGGTAGTCCATCCGCTCAAGCGGCCAGAACAGCGCCGCCGTGAACTTGTCGCCCTTCGTGCTCGTCAGGTAGCGAATGCCGCGTTTCTCCGTCAGAAAGTCGCTCCTGTCGGCGAAGTCGCCCTTCGCCTTTCCGCTCGCGATGTCTCCGATCGCCTCAGCGACGTACTTCGGCCCCAGCTCGCCCGCGATCATCGGCAGCTGTGCCGTCTGGTTCAGCGCCGACGAGAGGTTCCCCGCCACGTTCGCGCGGGCAAACGTGCTCACGAGCTTGCGCCCCACGTTCAGCGACATGCGCCCGACCTCGCGCTCCATGCTGCGGTCGTTGAACAGCTGCTTGCCCGCCAGCTTGTTCGCGTAGTCATCCAGCCACGTGACAAGGTCGCCGTATTTCGTCGTCTGCGTCACATCATCGAATAGGCTGTCGGTGTACTTCTCCATCGCCTGGTTCATGGCTTGATAGCTCATTTTTGCACTGCTGTCAATGATGCCATTCGTTTTCAGGAACAGCTCTTTCTCCTCCGCCGTCGCGAATTTCAGGTCTTCTGCCTGCTGGATCTGCGCACTGATCTCGTCCGGCGCATACTTCTTGCGGAAGTATTTCGACGCTGCGCGCGTGCGCATGATATCGTCCGTGTGATACAGCACGTCGCTCAGATAGTCGACGTACTTCTCAAAGCCCTTCTGGATGTCATAGTCCGTGCTCTTGCCGTTTCGGTGCTGGAAAAAGGGATTGTACCGCTTGTTCGGCTTGAATTCCTTCGTCAATCCCGCGATGCTCGCTGGCAGCTTGCCGACCTCGGCGCCCAAATCAACGCCGATGGCCTTGAGCGCCCGATCGAGCTTGCCGCTCTCCGCCTCTGGCTGGAAGTGCGGCGCGTAGCCCTTGATAAAGCCGATGGGTTCGTACCCGTGCGCCACGAGGAAGTCGTTGATTGCAGCGTAGAACTCGTTGTAGAGCCCGCTGTATTTCGCCGCCGCGTTCTCGACCCTCACGCGGTCGACCTCGCCGCTGTCGAGCTCCCTCTTCGTCTCGAGCCAGTCCGCGTATCGCTGTGCCAGCTCGCGCTCCTCCTTGCCGTGCAGACCAAACTCCTGCGCCGTGTCTTTCATCTCTGCACCGTCGAGCAGGTTTTCCGCCACGTGGATGATCTGCTGCTTGATCTCGCTCTTGCCGACCATCTCCTCGACGGCCTTGCCCTCGATGGAGAGCTGCGCCAGCGCCCGCTCGCGCTGCGTCAGCGCCTCCTCCTTGCCGTCCTTGCCCTTGAAAGTGCGCACCTCGTCGTGCATTCGGTTGACAAAGCGCTTTCTCTCCTGCTCGTTGACGTAGACCGGCTCGAAGATCGCCTCGTTGATCTTCTCCCCTCGCTTCCAGCCGAAGATCGCGCGCATGCTGCGCTGCGGCGTGCGGTGGTACAGGGCGAAGCCGCTCTCCGGCGAAATTCCCTTGCCGCTTTTCTCCTTGGTGAATTCGCCGTCAAAGCGCTCGTCGAAGAGGTCTTTCATCTTCTCCTGCAGGTTCTCGTTGATCTCCGCGCGGCGCTGCCGGATGAAGTCGGTCGACATAGATTGCTCGGCGCTGTAATAGTCGGCCAGCTCTACCACCTTGCCGCGGTTCATCGTCGCCGGGATATCTGCCTCGTCGTACAGTCCGGATGCGATGTTCAGCGCGAAATTCTGCTCCTTCGGTGTCGCGCCCAGGCGCTTGATGGCCTTGCGCGTCTCGCGCTGGATCGTCTTCGCTGCTCGGTCGTTCGCGATAAGCTGCTCAACGTTGCTGTAATCGCCCGCGCTGTTCTCGATCTTCACGCCCAGCTTCTCGAGCGCTTCCGTGCCATTGAATTCGTCCTTGCCCTTGTCGCGCAGCCGCTCGGCCTTTTCCGCCGCCTGCTGCGCACTCCTGCCGGAAAGATAGGCGTCCAGATTCGGGAATTCCTGCATGTTCGGCTTCTTGCTGCGCTCATCCTTCACGCGCCGCACGGCCTCCTGCACGCTTTGCGGCATCCGCGCCAGTTCCTTGTCCCACTCGCCGCCATCTTCATCTTCCGCCGAGAAACGCACGTTCTTGATGCTGTTGATCTTATCAAGGCGGTCTGCGTCGTCTCCCGCGCGGTACTCCACGACGTTCATGCCCGCATCGCGCATCTCGCTCAAGAGGTCGCCCGGCGCATCATCCGGCGCGACAACAGCAAGCGCTTCATCAAAGCCGACGACGCGCTGCGGCTTGGCCTCGAAGTAGCCGACTGGGATCTTCGCGGCAATGTCGAATAGCCGCATGATCGACCTCGCATTCCCGTCTTTGATGGCATAGCCGTCCTTTGCAAACGACCGCTTGATCGCCGCCGGAGAATGCTCACCCTTTGCAGCTTCCGCAAGCACATCTTCCAGGATGTGCCGCTCCTCGTACTCGCTGTCGCTGTGTGCCTTTGTGCTTCGCAGCAGATCGTCCACGACGCGGTCGATCTCGATGTCGAGGTCGCGCAGCCGCTTTTCATGTACGTCGTCGCTCTCTGCGCGCAGTCTCTCTTCGTCCGCGTGGATCGCATCGACGCTGTCATACTGCGGTGCCGACGTTGCGGTGAGCGTCCCGCCGGTCAGACCCCACATGCCCTCGCCGCGGTCACTCGCATTGTTCATCGCGCGCACAATATTTTCCGCTGTATAGTCCCAGTGCGTCTCCTTGAACGGCTTTCTACCGTTTTCCGTGTACGGGTCTTTTCCGTTGTAGATACCCGGCTTCCCGAGCATCCCGTCCAGCCGCGGTCTCACCCACTGCTGCACGGTCTTTTCTACGTCATCCCAGCTTCCGCTTGGCGCGATCATGCTGTACATCTTCGCCGACGTGGCCTCTTTGTCGACCTCGTCGCCGCTCGTACCGTTCTGCTCGATATACGCCTCGGCGTTTCGGATAAATTTTTCAATGCGCCAGTCTTCCAGCCTGTTTTTCTGCACGGCGATGAGCTTGTCCCGGTTCTCCGCTCTCCGCTCAAGCAGCCGCGCGTTCCGCTTTGCCCAGTCGTCCACGATGACCTCGCGCGCAGCGTTCAGCGCGCTTTCGTCGAGCCTGCCGCCCGTCTCCATCTCCACGCAAAGCCGTGCCACTTCGTGCATGCCCACGCGGTCGATATACTGGCGCAACACGTCGTTGCCCAGGCTGTCGAACTTCTTTTTCTTGTAGACGGGTTCGAGCGATTCGCCCTTGCTCTGTAAGTATGCAGCCTGCACGGCCGGGTATTTCGCGAGGCGCTCGGCGATGTCATCAAGGCTCAATTCGGTCACTTCGTTCACGCCCGCCGCTCCGATAACGCTGCTATTTTGGAACGCGCCGCCCGCGAACTCGCTCGACAGTCTGTCGATCTCGCGCTCGAGCGCTCTCGCCTTGCTCTGGTCGACCTCGTATTCCACGCGCGCGTTGCTGCGCGTCGGCGTCCAGGCGTCCCCTCCGTAGACCTTGTTCTTGCTGCTTCTCTGCGGGTCGATGGTCTCGCGCGGGAAGACGGCGGAATACTCGCCATAGTTGGTGTGCCCGTCTTTCGCCTTGACAATGGCAATAGAGGGCGCGGGCCATGCTCCGATGTCGAGCGTACGTCGCAGCTTCTCCTCGGTCATGTTGTGCATGGCGACGAGCGTCTTCGTCTCCTCGACCGGCTCATCCAACGAAAAGCGCGTCTTCGGCTTGACGTTCCCGCCGTTTTCAGATACACTTTCCGCAGAAGAGGCGGCGCCGCCGGTATCGACGTCCTTTGCGGACGATTCTCCGGTCTTGAACGGTTCCGTCTCTTCGCCCATGATCTGCCTTCGAATCTCGTCGCCCAGCGTCGGCGACTTGACATTTTCGCCGCGGCCTGATACACTGTTATCATCAAGTTCAACCTTTGCCCGCAGCGCCAGAGACTTTAATATCTGGTTGCCAGGCAGCATTCGGTTGAGCTTGTTTTCGTTTTTTACGAAAATCGTTGCATCATCGCCGAGCTTTTCGAGCATTGCCGCGATGTTCTCGCGCCCGTGAATAGACGTGACCTTGTGGGCGGTTTCGCCGTAAAGGTCGTTGCTTTTGTCAAGCGCAGCTATGATGTAATTCCCTGCGGAATCCTGATCCGCTGTCACATAAACGATACTGTTCCGCGCCGGATTGTCGATGACGACCGGCGCATTTTTTATGCCCTCTTGCAGATTCAGAATATTTTTTTGCGACAGCGCATGTGCGCTTCTGCTGCCCTTCGGCGGCCGAATCGCCTTTGTGATAACGCTCGTCGGAATGTACATCGGCGCATTGTCTACGCCTTCTACACTGCTCTCACCAAGATAGAGCGAATCACTGCTTTTAATCGTTCCGTCATTGCTGAAATAGCCTCGCACCTGATCTTTCCACGGCATATCCCGCGTGTTAGCGATGCTGTAGCTCACCCCGCCGTCCGCGAACACCGTGTTCTCGTCGCCGGTGTCCGGCTTGCGGTTTCTGCGTTCCTCCGCCGTCAGGCCGCGCCGCGCGGCAGCGTCCCGCGCCTCGATCTCGCCCGCCGTATCGCGGTAGAGGTCTCCCGGCAGTCTGCTGTCCCTCGCGTTTCTATCAATGCTGTCGCGCAGGCTGAAATAATCCCACACGCGGTCGCCGTATTTTTCTTCCAGTTGGTCGCGCCTTTCGTCGAAGCGCACCCATTCCGGCGGATCCGGCTCGACCTGCTCCCATGTGTCCATGTCGACTTTCCCGCGCGGCACCGTCGGCGCCATGGCGTTCAGTTCTTCCATGCTGCGCATAAACTCGGGGTCGTTTGCCTTCATCTGCTCATACTGCTCGCGCAGCCGCGCGCCTTCGCGTCTGGTTTCGGCGTCCCTGCCGTCATATCCCTCCTCGAGTTTTCTGTTCCAGTATTTCAGATTTGCCCCGGGTGTGAATCCCTCTCTTCTCTGAATGGCGTGCTGTACCTCGTGAATGAGGGAATTCAGCAGCGCCTCCGGTCTGTTTTTCAGGTCGCGGCTCAGTTCAATGCTGTCGAACCTGCGGTTATACCCGCCGTTCTGCCCGCGCTCAAGATCCTGGAACGTTACGCCGACGTCGGCAAGATCGGGATAGGCTGTGAATAGTTCCGGCGCATTTACCAGCTTGCCCAGCGTGGTGTAATTGGGGATGGATTTTGTAGCCTCTTTCGTTGTCTCCAATGTGAGCGCCCACTTCTCAAAATCGCCGCCAAACTCGCCGGTCAGCTTCTCATACAACGCCTCGTCGGTGTCTCCGCGCTCTGCGCTTCTCTGGTAGTCCGCAAGGTCTCTCCTCTGCTCGTCCGTCAGCTTGCGGTCGGTCAGCCTGGCCCATGCGCGGTTTTTCTCCCGCAGTTCCGTGTCGTAGTCATACAGTCCCGATTCAAAGCGCAGCTTCATCCCACTGTCGTTCACCTCGGAACGCCACTTTCCGTCCGCGCCGCGGAACCAGCCCGTTTTCTGCCGGATCGTCTCAGCGTCCACGCCCTGCATCTCGTAGCGCTCAGCCTCGTGCAGCGCGTCAAGGTCCGCGCTTTCGGCGTTGCGGCCCGCATAGGAGTATTTCTCAGGCGGCCCTCTGCTTTTTACCTCGTCCACCGCGCGCAGCGTCAGGCCTTCCGGCTCGCTCGCCGGATGTTCCACCGCTTCCGCCGCGCGTTCGATCGCGTCGACCGCCTGCTCGTGGTAGCGGCTCGCCCTCTGGCCGTAGCTGTCGATGCCTGCGTAGGCATCCTCCATGATCTCTTCCCACACGTAGAGCTCGCGCTCCTCCGCCGTCATGCCGACATAACCGTTCGTCAGCGGCTCATAGCAGCGCTCATAGACTTCGTAGATGCCGCGCCAGTCCGCGCCGCCGCGCACCGTCTCCATGAAGGCGCGCACGTTTTCTTCTTCCGTGATGAGGTGCCCGACTTCGTGCTTGCCGATCTCCGACGCCGTGCGCTTCTCACCGTCCACGCGCAGCACCATTTCGCCGCTCTCGCGGTTGATGATGCCGCGCACGCCGACCGGCCCATTCTCGGTCTCGACCTGCAAAAGGCCCGTCACCATCGTCACGCGCTTCACGCCCTTGCCGCGTGCCCAGTCTGAAAAGCCGCGCAGCTCGTCGTCCCAGTCTTCCTCTGGCAGCACGTGCAGCGTCTCGTCGCTCGTACCGCCCTGCACGCCCAGTGCCGCCGCACTCGTGAGCGGCTGCTCCCACGCGATCTCTCGGCGCCGCTGCGTCAGCTCTCGGTTTCTGCGCCGCCCTTCCGCTGTCGTGCTGCGTAGTTCGCCAGCTCCTCCGGCCCCAGGCTCAGAAGGTCGCCGTCCTCTGTCTCCACCGTGTAGATCGTTTTCCGCTGCCACGGCATCGGCACGCTGCCCGGTGCCTTCGGCAGGCTCAGGCCCTCCGGCATTTTCTTCCTGTCGTCCATAGATTCCTCCATTCTGCCTCTCCGGCATGTCATAGATCGGGAGCTCTTCGTGTGTCCGCTCGCTCATGTCCGCGCCGGGGATGGCCTTCTTTGCTGCAATGTATGCTTCGTTCGGCGCGATGCGCTGTCCGTGGATATCAGTATACCCGTTTGTCAGCATGTCGTCCAGCAGCAGCTCCACGCGCTTCGCCGCCGCGAAGTTTTCCTGCCCGTGGTTGTGGATGATCGCACTCAGCGAGCGGTCGATGTCGTCGTAGCGCACGCCCTCGTCATCCAGCAGCCGTGCGATGCGCTCGCTCACGCCGCGCTTGGTGCGGATGTATTCGTCGTCGCCCGCCTCGCGGCTCGTCCGGCGGATGAGCTCGCCGCCCTTCTGGGCGAAGCTCATCTCCTCCTGCAAGACTGCCGCCGCGTCCGCGTAATAGCTGTGCAGCTCGGAGTGGTCGAACTGGAAGGCGTTCACGCTCCGCTCGCCCACGCTCGCGCTGTCGCGCCGGTCGATGTGCTGATCCTCATTCACGCGATAGATATTCTCTTTCGCGTCCACGGCCAGCGTGCCGTCTTTCAGTCCGTCTTCAACCTTCTGCGCGTTCTGCTCGTTGCTGTACTCAAGAAGATTCACGCGCTTGCCCGCGTCCAGGGCGTCCGCTTTGCCCTCTGCCGCGCCCTGTGCGGCGTTCGGCTGTGTGGGCGTCAAATTGCCCACACCCGTGCCCTGCGCGCTCTCAGGCGTCGGCGCAGGCTGTGCGGGCATGGTGTTCTGCTGCCCGACGGTTGGCGCGGGTGCTGGTTCGGTGTTCTGCATCACCGCCGCGGCACCCGGCGCGCGCGGAGAGATCGGCGCCGTCGGCGCGTTCTCCTGCATGGCGCTCATGCCGCCGCCCGTCTGCACGGGTGCGATACTCCCGCCAACCGGCGCGACCGGCGCAAGACCGGATGCGCCCGTGCCGATGCCGCGCGCACTCACGTTCGTGTAGGGGAGCATTTCGCCGTAGATGCTCAGCAGGAATTCCCGCATTGCGTCCACTTCCTTCTGCGCGCCCACCACTTGCAGGTCATCCAGCGTATAGCGCATCTTGTCCACGGCATCCATGACGGACTGTGCACCCGCCGCCTTCTGCTCCGCCGTCGCGCGCGGGTCCTCAATGATGCGCTTGGCGTAGTCGTAACGCTCCTTGGCTGCGTCGTTCAGCTCGTTCATGTACTTCTTGTTGCGCCCCGTGATGGCAGCGGCGTTGATGGCGCTCGAGATCGCGCCGAAGGCAAAGGCCGTCAGCGCTGTCTCGCCGATAGTTTTCCAGTCCGGCGCGTAGTCTTCGTCGGTCATCGCCTTGGAGAGCTCGCTCACGCCGGTCTCGCCCGCCGCATAGCCGACCGCCGATGCACCGCCGAGTGCGATGTTCGGCAGGACGTAATTCTGCTTGCCTGCCGCGCGCAGCAACTTGAGCCCCGCCGCGTTCACGCCCTTGGAGAGCGCGCCGCCCGCCGCCACGCCGAGTGCCGATACCGTCGCGCGCAGCGTCGCCTTTTCCGCGTCGTACTGCTCGCCCGCTTTGCGGCGGTAGTCCGCCGCATTCCCGCCGGCCACGGACAGCGCGCGCCCCGCGACATCCATGCCCGGCGCGACCATGCGTTCCGCCGTCTGCAATCCGATCTGCGTCGCCGCCGGAACGATGCTCAGTGCACCTTTTTTGATGCCCTTCGTCCCCGCTGTGCTCTCCTCGCTCAGCTTTTGCGCAAAGGAATAGCCCTTGTCAGCCGTGTCATACAGGCTGCTCGCCGTCTTCTCGCCGCTCTCGACGACCTTGCCGTACTTCTCGCGCTCGCTGCGCGCGATCGCAAGAGCCTCGTTCGTCTCCTTGATGTCCTGCGCCGTCATCGTCGGGTCTTTCAGCGTCTTTTCCAGCGCCGCAATCTGCTTGTCAAGCGTTTCCGCTTGCCTACGATAAACTCCGCTCATCTCCGTGCCGCCGCGCCGGTCCGTCGCCACGCCGCCGAGGTTTGCAAGGTTCGCGCCCTCGGAGACAAGGCCGCTTTCAATGCCCTTGAGCACCCGCTGCCCGAAGGTCTGCTTGCTCGCCTGTCGGCTGGCGCTCGGCGTGGTCTGCTTGTCCAGCTCGTCCGCGTGCTCGGTCTCACGCGTCGTCTTCCTGCTCGCGGCGATGCTGCGCTGCTTCTCCGCACCGGGAATCTTCGTAATCTGGATGCGCCCGCTTCTGCCGCCCACGGCGCTGCCGCTGATTCCCTTTTTCTCCCCTGAATAGTCTTTTGCCGAGGGCGCGCTTTTCTGCGCGCCCTCGGGCTTGATTTGTGTGATCTTAATTGCCATATCGTCACCTCATCAGAACGTGATGTTGAAGCCGTTGGCTTTCAGCTTTCGGGAAATTTCGGCCTTCTCCTCGTCCGTCAGCGCCGCGCGGTCCAGCGCCGCCGCAAACGCCTCGGGCGAATTGAACCGGTAGCCGTTCCACGTGAAAATGCCCTCGTCCGGATCGTAGCCGAACGTCATTCGCCCGCTGCCGCTTCCGGTATAGCCGTACTCCGACGCGAGGTAATCGTCGTTGAAGCCGTTCTTTTTCAGCACGTTCACGACCTCCTGCGTCAGCTGTCCGGCCTTTGCCATCGCCTTTGCGGTTGTCAGGCTCATGTTCGTTCCGCCGCCGCTCGTTCCGCCGGACCGCCTCGCGGTTCCGCCGCTTCTGCCGCTCGTCTTCGCCGCGGCCTGCGCCGCCTGCTGCTTGTAGTGGTTCTCGAGCGCCTTGACGTACTCGCTCTCGTACCCGCTCTTGCCGATGAGCCCCGCGCTCGGCGAAACGCCTGCTTGCAGCATCGCGTCGACCTGCGACCGGCTGAGCTCCTGGTCCTGCTGCTGCTTTTCCCTGATCTCGTCCAGCACGCCGAGATAGCGGTTGTACTCTGTGTTGTCCTGCCCCTGCAAACCGCCGAGGTAGTCCTGCAAGCGGTTATACTCGCCGAGGTAGTTGTTGTAGTCGAAGTTCCTGTCGGTGTTGAACTGGTTCAGCTGGTCGAGATACTTTGCGTAGTCCAGCTGCTCCTGCTGGTTCACCGCGTTCAGGTCGCTCAGCTTCATCTGGTAGTCCTTGAGATACCGCTCGTATGCCTGCTGATAGAGCGTCGGGATCACGTCGGAGAGCTTCGTCGCGTAGTAGTCGCCCGCCTGCGTCGCCGCGTTCACGGCGAACGAGCTCGGCCGCCCGCCGCTCGCGGCGCTTGCTTTCGCCAGTGCGTCCGCCGTCGCCCGCTCGCCCTCGCGCAGATACGTCTTTTTGTAGCTGCCATACTGCGGATCCGTCTCCTTGCTCCACGAGAACGGATCTCGCTTGAGCGCCGCGTCCAAAAGTTCCTGCTGCTTCTGCTGGAAGCGGTTTTCGTAGCTCGGCGCGCTGTCGTATGTAAACGGCTTGAACGAGCCGATCTTGTCGAGCGTCTCGTCGATCTTCGGCGCGTACTTGCCGTCGCTCACGTACTGGCTGCCATCCGCGCCGGCAGTATAGTTGCCGTAGCTGCTGCGCAGCTGGTTCGCCTTGGCGTTGATGAGCGCGCGCTGCTCCGGCGTCGTCGCGCCCGCGTACTGCTTCTTGAGGTCGAGCACGCTCATGCCGAACTCAGGGTACTTTTTCGCAAGGTCGAGATCGTACTGCGAAAAATTCACATTGCTGCCGCTCGCCGCCTTTTGAAAGTCATCGTATGTATACGCCATTTTCTTCTCCTCTCTGCTTGAATTTTTACTGTGGTCCGCGCGTGCTCTTGAGCTCGCTGCCCGCGTAATACTCGCGGTTCATCGAATAGACGCGGCACTCGCCCTTGCCCTCGATGCGGATGCGATAATGGTCCGCGCGCCGCGGCACGATTGGCAGGTAATAGCTGCGCTTTCGTTCCGGTTTCAGCGTTTGCCCGGCCTGCACCCACTTCCCGTCGGAATCAAACTGCATCAGCACCTTTGCTTCGGCCCCCGCCGCGACCTCGATGCGCACCCACAGCTTGGCGATGCTCTTCTTCACGCCGTCGTAGCTCGTACTTTGGCTCGAGCCCTTTTCCGTGAAGTCGCCCGTCTCGGCGAACCACGTGAAGTCATCCTCGTCCGTGCAGCCCTCCGGCGCGTCGAGGATGTTGCCCGTCAGCGTGATCTCGCCCTCCGCCGTCAGGAAATAGGTATTCCCCTGATAACGGCAGAAGTGCGTCGCGTGCGTCTTGTCCTCGATGTGCCACATGCCCTTGCGCGTGTCGTAGACGCAGAGCTTCCACTCCCCGCTCTCGTCCTGAGCGCTCAGGTAGTATTTGAGGCCGTCGCTCCCCGCGCGTCCGTTCCGCAGCCTCGTCATGCCGAAGGCGTCGTGCAGGCTTTGCGGGATGCCGCCCGAGTAGATCATCACGCCTGAGGTGGAGAGGTACAGCAGCCGCTCGCCCGCGATGGCGAGGCTCCCGCCGCTGCCCTTGGCGACGCCCAGCGTGGCCGAGCCCATCACCTCAAAGTTGGACGGGATGCTGCCGTACACCTTGTAGATGTGGTCCTCCTTGAAGAATACCGGATAGCCGAGGAAGCTCACGCACCCCGTGAAGTCGCCCGCGCTGCCCGTGTCTACGGCGTAGCTGTCGGTCTCAAGGCCCTCGAACACGTTCCAGTTGAAGGGATCGCCGAGCTTGCTTGCGTAGATCGTCCGGCCGTCGCAGCCCCACAGCCGGTTTTCGTTCTCACACAGGTATTCTAAGTCCGGCACCGTGCGCCGAACCGTCAAGTTTCCCGTCTCCGTGTACTCTGTCGTGCCGTTGTCACCGTCCAGCTTGAAGACGTTTTCATAGAAATACATCTTGTCGCCGTCGATCTCGCGGATCACCGGCGTTTTGTTGTTCTCCGCGTGCTTCGTGCAGCCCGAGATCGTCACCGCATCGCCCGCCTTGAAGTAGTTGCCCCATGCGACGCCGCTGCACTGAATGGTGTTCGCCTCCGCGGCCTCTTCATAGAGCTTCCCGTTCGTGAACGTCAGGCTATTGCCGCTCCACGCGCTTTCAAGGCCGCCGAACTCGCCGGAAACGGTGTTGTAGTACTTCTTGTCCGGCAGAATGATGATATAGGCGCCGATGGCGGCAAAGCGTTTCTCTCCCGCCGTCACGTCGCCTTTTTTCACACCGTCGTAGTAGAAGGCCGTGCCCTCCACCCACGCGAGCGCATCCCACGCGAAAAGCCCGCCCGGATTTACAAGATTCTTGTAAATTTTGCGCTTTGCGCGCGTCGAAAGCACAGGATAATAGTCGCTCGTCAGGTTTTGCATGTCCCACAGCCCGCCGTCCCCTGCACCCAGGTTGTGGTCAAGGCCGTAGAATTGCAGCTGCCCGCGCTTGCCGATGCCGTCGGCATACGGGACCTCCGGCAGCTTCATTTGGCCTCACCGGCCTTTTTCGGCTCTGCCGCCTGCTTGTCCTGCGTGTCGCCCTGCGTCGGCTCTTCCGCCGCGTCGCAGATCGTCACGATATTGCGAAGCGACTGTCGCACCGCTGCCACCACATCCACCGCGTCGCCGCTGACGTTCAAAATGCCGATCAGGCGCATCGCGTGCGCCGCTTCCTGCTTGATCTTCTCATTCATGCTGATTCCTCCAATCGTTTCAGCCGTTCTTCCTGCTCGCGCACCTTCGCCCACAGGACAGGGATAAACTCGCTGTACCGCAGAAAATAGGTCTCGCTGCCGTCCTTGCGCTTGGCCGCCGCCCAGCCCGCGAACTCCTGCGACGTGATCCCGCATTTCTGCATTGCCGCCTCTACCTCCTGCGCGATGAAGCCTGTGTGATAGCGTCCGCTCGTGCCGCTGTTCAGCTTGTAGCGCTTCGGCTCCACGAGGTCAAACATGCGCACGTACTTCTCCGGCAGCGCCTCAATGCTGTTCTTGATGTTTCGGTCGGACCCGTTCAGCTCGTTCGTGCTGCAATAAATCGCGCTCCAAACGAAATTCGGGCTGCCGAGATCGTAAACGTTATCCGCATTCGGTATGACGCCTCCCTTGATCTGCACTTCTTCGGAATTTCCGTCCACCTCAATAGAGGCGTGATACTTATTCGTTCTGTCCCATCCTGATGCAATGAACAGGCTGCCGTCTTCCGCGAACAGCTCCATTGCGCTGGAACTGATGTCGAGCTTGTAGTCGGATGACGAAGCATAAGTCGTTTGTATTGTGCCGCATTCGTTGTCGTCATCGTCTACGACGCTGATGCTTCCACCGCGCAGCTTTGTCGCCGTCAGCGTTCCGTAGATATTCACCGCGTCCACGTAGAGGTCGACCGATCCGGTGCTTGCCAGCACCGCGCCGTCGTACATGAGCTTGAAGATCGTCCCGCTCTCTCCGCTCGTTGCCGAGAGCGTGATCCCGTTAAGGCTCTGGTCGATGAGTGTCTGCGCTTCCGATGTCCCGATCTTCCCGCTCACCTGCGCGCGGATGCCGTTCACGTCCGCCGTCAGGTTCGTCACGCTGCCGTTCAGGTTCGAAATGCTCGCCGAAAGGCCCTGCGCCGTCGCTTGCAGCTGCGTGATGTTCCCCTCGGCGTCGCCGATGCGCGCCGCAAGCCCCTCGGCCACGAGCGCGACCTGCGTGATGTTCCCCTCTGCGTCCTTGATCTCGCCGTAGATAGGATCAGTGATCTGCTTGACGAACTCGTCCGCCGCCGTCTTGTTCATGTTACTTAGGTCTAAGTTGTGCAGCGTGTAGCGCAGCTGCTCGACGAGCATGAAGAGGTAGTCCTGCATCGTCTCGACCTTGTCATTCACACTCTCCTTCTGCGTGAACGACGGAAAATTCGTGTCGATGTATAGCCAGTTGGAAGGCATTCCCTCCTCCCCTCCTTTCTCTTCGGGCGGGAGAGCTGCACGCCCTCCCGCCTCGTGCTTCACTTCATCGTCGCGAGCTTCCGGACGAGGTCGTCGCCGTACTGATACGCCGAGAGGTAATCCATCGTGCCGTCCGTCAGCCCCGCGCGCTTTTGCAGCTGCGCACGGTAGTCCGGGCCCGTCAGCTTGCCGTGGAATTCCTTTTCCCACTTGCCCGCGTTCTCCTTGCCGGACCAGTACGCGGGACAGAGCTTGCCCGTCACATCGAAATGGCGGATGACGTTGCTTGCGGGGATGTTGTACTTCTTCATCAGAGCTTTCGTCAGCTCAAGTGCCTGCGCGACGGTCTTCGCGCCCGGCGCGTATACGCCGTTCTTGACCGCGTCACACAGCTCAATGCTGATGCTGTTGGCGTTCTTGCACTTGCCGTACATCGTCCCGCCGCCGGTCTGCGCGCAGCTCGGATACTTGTTGCCGCCGACCGCCCACGCGATGCGCAGGTCGTCCACGCTCTGTACGATCTCCTTCTCGTCGACGAAGTAGTGCGCGCTGGTCTTCACGACGTTGCCCGCGTAATACTTGGCGTTGTTCATCGCCGTGTCGCCGTCGTTGCCGGTGTAGTGGATGACGATGTAGTGGATGCCGCTCGCCGCGCGCGTGCCGCCAACGTTCCCCGCGTTCGCCGGGTATTTGCGGATATTCACACCGCTCACTCTCCCTTCGCGCTGCCCGCCGCGTTCTGCGTGCCGAAGTAGAACGCGATCACCATGAGGTACACGGTGTTGAATTCCTGCGTGACCGCGCCGCGCACCGTCAGGATGCAGAAGGTCGCCGTCAGCGCGATCGTCACAAGGCTCTTCACGCTGAGAAGGTTCGCAATTCTTTTGTTCAGTAATTCATTCATAAAACCGTATCGTCCTTTCTGAAAATCTTGATGCCCGCCACCACGACGAGCTCTGTTGTCCATGCCTTAAACCAGCGTTCCGTCAGCACGTCGGGCGGCGGCACGCCGAGTGCCGTCATGGTGAGCGAGGCGACGGTGTACCACGTCAGGCTGAAAATGGCGATGGATATGTACTTGTCCCGCTTTTTCATCTTGTCCCAGCGGGCTTTCAGCGCTTTCATGCCGCCACCCCGTTATCGAGGATGGAGTGAATTCCCCGCTCGGCCAAAAATTCTTTTTGCTTGTGCTTCACTTCGGCGGCGTAGTCCAGTGCGGCGTGCATGTCCCCATTACAGTGCGCGTCCGGAATACGCTGCATCGCCTTCGCCGTCGCCTCGCCCAGCGCAATGGCAGCCCAGCTGCCCTCGATGAGCTTGAGCATCAGCTGCTCCTGCATCTTCTGTTGCTCGGCGGCTTTCTCGCGCTCCTTCTTGTCGCGCCGACGGTCGCGGGCGGCGATGGCCTCGATGAGCGCCACCACCACCGCCGCTGCGGCGGAGATCAACGCCGCCGTCATGCGCTCACCGCCTTAAAATACTGTCCCACCAGCTCGTGCGGCAAATACTGCAACACGATCTTCCCGCCAGCGGCCTCGCCAATACGCTCGCACAGGTACAGCTTAGTGTCCTCGGGGTCTTTATAATAAAGACCATAGGTGTACTCCATACCACGAGCGGCCGGAATCGGGTCATCCTGCGTGCCTGCGTGGTCGACGTTGATGATCGTCCACACGGCAGGGGTGGAGTGCGGCGCCCAGTTCTCTTGCGTGGTGTGGCCCTGACCTTTGTTGACGCGGTAGACGTGCAGCACGCCGCTTTCGTCCATATCGCTTCGGCGGTCGCCGGGCTTGACGGTCTCGCCGATGTGATCCGCCCAGCGCGGGAACAGCTCGGGCGACTTCGCCGCCTCGCCGTCAGAGAGCGACGCGCTGGCCTGCTCGATGACCGGGCGCAGTGCCACGGCTCGCTGCGGCGTGATGCTCTGGCCGGCCAGCGCCGTGACGGTCGCCTCCGAAAGCTCGGATTCCGTGGGCTTGCCCATTTTGATAGATACGGTGCCGTTACGATGGTCAGTGATGGCCCCGCTCAGACTGTACGCGCTGTTGTCCCACTCGTTGACGACCTCCTCGGTCTCGCCCGTTGGATTGCCGTCGTTGTCGAGCTTGTTTACCGTCTCGCGCAGCACGATGCTCCACGGCGTGTTGTCGGGCAGCAGCGCCGCGACCTCGGCGGTGGTCATCGTGAGTGTGATGGTCTTGGCGTCGCGCTCGCCCCACGAGCGGTCTTTGGGGTTGCCGCTGATCTCTGCGGGGTATTCGGTGTTGTTGACTTTGATGTAAATTGCCATAGGGTAAATCCTCCTTGTAAATTAAAAGCAGAAAGCAAAGGGCACGCCAGAAACAACGTTTGCACTCCTGGATATGGATGCGCCTTTATAATTAACACAACAGTAAAATCTTGTATTACCGTTATACGGAGAACGCTCCCACCACTCGATCGCGCTATCGATGTAGTTCTTCACCTTGCTGTTGCCAGCTTTGTAGTAGTTGTACTGCGTGCCCTCGCCCTTGCCGGAATTCTCATCGCTACCAAAAATCTCAATCTCACTCAGTAAGAATAGCTTATCTGCCGTAGTGACGATGGTACGGCTTTCCGAGGTTAGCTTGTTCACTTCTCGGATGCCGCTCTGTACCTCCGTTGGCATCTGTTTCAAAATGATAGGTAGGTTTGTTTCCCGCATGTCACACCTGGACCAGCCTTTTGAGTTGGTAGCAGTATTGTGCATTGCCTTCTTTAGTTTATAGCAGTCATGCAATTGGAACGTCATCGGAGCTTTTCCCGACCCATCGGCATAATCATCATGATTTTTTCCGATGATGTCGATCAGATAGTCCGAGCCGTCAATGGTCATAGGTTTCTGGTCTGCCACCTTCCACGTGTCCGGCACTTCGTTATTGTGGCACGCCGCGATGATCTGCTCCCACGTGTTGTTGGCAAATACAGGGTCGTAGCTCGGCTTAAACGTGATATCATACCCCGTGCCGTCAATCAGCGTCCTTCCTTTGAGGATGTTGTACACCGTGCCGTTGACCATGCACTTGCCGCCCCGCACGGTGTAGGCCGTGCCGTTGACGAGGGTCTTGTGCGCAGTGAGATCGGAGATGACCACGTTGCCACTGTCGTCGACGAGGGCGTCAGAGGGAAGAGTGAAAGCGGGGCGGGAGCCGTAGGAGCTGGCGCAGTAGTTTGCGTTGACAGTTCCATCGGAGTTCAAGTGGCAGGCGTAGTCTCTGCTATTCCTGAACGGGGAGCGGGTCCACTGAACAACGGCGGAGCCGTTCATGTAGGCAATCTTGAGAGAGCTGGCGATTTCCAGCGCCGTGCCCTCCACATTAAACCAGCTTTCCGATTTGTTCAGCTCAGTGGCAGACAACGAGAAAATAGCACGTTCCAGTGTGCTAACGGTGTTGTTGCCGTTGCCGAGGGTGTACTTGAATTTCGTGGTGCCGATGGCCCCACGGATGTCTGCATCAAGTAGGTTTTTGTAGGTGCTGTTGAACCAGGCATCAATGTCGCTGGTAGCGTATGTGTTGACATTGGAGCTGTGCCACCGGCGGTTGTCATAGCAGTCCTTGCGGACCACCAGTGTGCGACCACTCCCATTTAGTCCACTTTCATAGTTGTGTTTACACACGATAAACTCAACAGGGCTTCCACTCTCCTTGATTTTGACGATGCTGCCAACGGCCTTTGCGCCGAGTTGTACACTTGCCATCCTCTCGCCTCCTTAGCCGTACACCCAGTTGATGGCGTAGTTCTCCGTGGGCGTGGTCTCCGTTGCAACCAACGTCTGCTTGACAATGTTGCCGCTTGCGATATAGTCACTTCCACGCGTCGCCGCCACCAGCCCGCCCGAGCCGTTGCCCTTGATGAGAGAGGTGGTGGAGGGGACATTGACGGGGCCTGCGGGGCCCTGCGGGCCGGTCGCACCGGTCGCGCCTTTCTCGCCCTGCTCCCCCTTTTCGCCCTGGTCCCCCTTGGGGCCTTTGAGGTTGACCGTCGCGGGATTATCGAGCCCGCCGTCGTTCGTCCAGCTCAGGTCTCCCGCCGCGGATACGGCGGGCGTAAAGGTCGCGCCTTTTGCGCCGTCCGCGCCCTTCGCACCATCCGCCCCGGCAGGGCCTTGCGGGCCGGTCTGTCCCTGCGGACCCCTTGGCCCCTCTGGTCCGGTATCTCCCTTCGCGCCGTCAGTGCCGGCAGGCCCCCGTGCGCCCGTGTCGCCCTTCGGGCCTTTGAGATTCACGGTCTGCGGATTCGCCTTGCCGCCGTCGTTCGACCATGACAGGTCGCCGTCGTCGCTCATGCTCGGCGTGAACGTCACGCCGTCCTTACCGGCGGCACCGTCTGCGCCCTTGGCTCCATCCACCCCGGCAGGGCCCTGCGGGCCAGTCTCGCCGGGATCTCCTTTCGGACCCTGCGGGCCGGTGGGCCCCGTGTCGCCTTTCGCGCCCTGCAAGGGGCCGTTGTTGACGAACTCACCGGTAATACCGTCAAAAATGTAGATGTCATAGGGCTCTGCCGTGCCCACGCCGTAAGCATCGCCCGCCGCTGCGGTCGCTTTCTGCGCGGCGTCCAGCGTGGCCTTGCTCGCATAGTAGCCCAGCACCTTGAAGCCGCTGCCGGTCTCCCCTTTTTGGCCTGCGGGGCCCTGCTCGCCTTGCGGGCCGGTCTGTCCCCGCGGGCCCTGTTCGCCCTGCGGGCCGCGCGGGCCTTCGGGGCCGGTTGGTCCGGTCGCGCCGGTCTCACCTTGCTCGCCTTGGGGGCCGGTATCGCCCTTGTCTCCTTTCAGCGCGGCAAGCTGTGCCGCCGTAAAGTCGGAATAGGTAAAGGCATCGCCCTTGTCTCCCTTTGCACCCTGCGGGCCAGCGGGGCCGATCTCGCCTTGAATGCCCTGCTCCCCCTGCGGGCCGCGGGGGCCGGTTTCACCTTTGGGGCCCTGCGGGCCGGTCGCACCAGTTTCGCCGGTCTCACCTTTGGGGCCCTGCGCACCTGTCGCGCCCGTGTCGCCCTTGGGGCCGGTTGCCCCGGTGTCGCCCTTGGGGCCCTGCTCGCCGGTATCTCCCTTGGGGCCGACTTCACCCTGCGGCCCGGTCGCGGCAACGCCCGTGTCGGCAAAAGCGCCCGCCGTGGCGTCCCACTTGAACCAGTTGCCCGTGGTCTCGTCGACGTAGGGCATCTTGGAAACCGCCGTCTCCGCATCCGCCGCCGCCTGCAAAACTTCATCGACCCAGCTTTGATAAGCTGCGGGCGGCTCGGTCGTGCCGTTTGCGCTCAGCGACGGCTCAACCACCGTGCGCCACGTCCGGCTCTTGGCGATCGCGCCGCCCACGGTGTAGGTGAGCTCGGCCATGCCCTCGCCCGCCTTTGCGGTATCGGCGTTGCTCAGCGTCCAGATCACGTCACCGTTCTCGCTCTTGAGGCTCGCGGGATATGGCGCTCTGTCACCCTCACGCAGCACCGTCAGCGCGAAGACGCCCTCGCCGTACAGCCGCGCCCAGCTGTCCGCAAGGCCACGCCAGACGATCCTCTGCGCCTCGTTCTCGCCCTGATGGCCCAGCGGCAGATACGGCAGCTCGCGCACTTCGATCTCTCTCATACGATCTCGTACCCCCTCTCGTAGCCCTGCGCTGGTTCATGCGTCCTGCCCCAGTAGCGGGCAAAGTTGCCGTAGGCTTCGTTATAGAGCTGGCTCGAATCGGCGTAGCGGCTGTACTCGCCGTTCTCCGCATCGATCTTCGCCTTGAGGTACAGCACGTACAGCTCATCGTGCGGGGCCTTCACCAGCAGCTCTTCGTCCATGCCGTCCGGATAGCCGGTCGCCATGATCTGCTCGAGCTCTTCCGGCGTCGCCAGCAGCACGTCCGCCGCGATCCTGCCTTCAAGCGCCTTGAGCCATTCGAATTTTTCCTCTTCGGGAAAGGCATTCGGCTTCGCCGTGTCGGCGTGCTGCATCGCTTTTCTCGGCGTCATGTTCTTCTCTCCTCTCTCAATGATGGATAAAGGCGGGCGCGGGTCTTGTCCCACGCCCGCCTTGGCTATTTAGCTTAGAGCGAGTTGCCCGCCGCGATACCGCCGATGGCGGCAAAGCGCCAGTCGTTGAAGCACGCGTTGAAGCGGCTGCGGCCGCGCCAGACGTTCGCGTCGGTGTTCTCGTCGATGGTGGAGCGCGCCTCGAGCTGGATGCGGTCATTCCACACCGCGCCGCCGTAGGTCTCGTTGTACTTGCTGTCCAACAGCACCCACGGGGAAACACCGTTTGTGATGTAGTGGTTCAGGTACGGCCACACGATGACGTTCCAGCGGCCGTACTGATAGTTGAAGGCGTTGTTCGCGCTCACGGGGTCCTTGTCCGCGCCGATGGCCGCGAATACCGCCTTCTTGAGGTCGGCGTTCTCGGGGATGAGGATCGTGTCAGGGGCCACGTCAAGGATCTCGTCGTTATCGCCGCGGAACAGGTGCATCTTGGTCTCGAGCTTGCCCAGCGTGTCCACGCTGAACGCATCCTTGAAGCAGTTACACTGCTTATCGCCGCTCACCTTGGGCACGTGCTCCTTGGCGAACAGGTTGCTGCCGTCCGCGCCCGTCAGGTCGAACTTGACGCCCTTAAAGGTCACGCTGCCGTTGCCCATCATGGCCGCGCCGTACAGCGCCGCGCCGAAGAGCTCGCGCGTGCGCTTGTAAGAGGTCATAAAGGCCGCAGGCTGCTTGCGCATGTCGAGCAGCTTGCCGTCCTCGATCATCTCCTTGGACACGCTGAAAGAATCCTTCCACGTCTGGTACTTGAGGAATTTCTGGTAGCCCTCCTGCATGCCGTCCAGCGGATAAGCGCCGTTCTCGCCCACGGGCTCAAAGCCGCTCATGGCCGTCAGCGTGGTCATCACGTCGCCGTAGTTCTTGGAAGAACCCATCAGGAACAGGTTCTTGAGCACGCTGTTCTGCTCAAATTCCTCGCCGCGCTTTTCAAGGAACATCTTGATCGGCGCCTGGCAGTTGCCGTAAACGCTGTTGTTCAGGTTGCTCGATTCCGAAAAAATGATTTTCATTGCTTACTTTCTCTCCTCTCTTCCGTTTTCCTCAGACAAAGCGGCCGCGGATCATACTGCCCGCTGCCGTGCCCTCAAGGCTCACGACCTCGAACGTACCGGGCACCGCTGCGTCCGATGCGCCCGTGACGTACTTTGCCTTGAGACCGCCGCTCGCCACCTGGATCTTGGTGCCGACCTTCACGGCCGCCGCAGCCGCCGCGAGCTCGGTTTCAAAGGTGTACTTGCCCTGCACGCGCGTCACCGCGAGCAGTTCTCCCGCGGCCACCGTGCCGCTCTGCATGCACACATAGGGCGGCGTGGTCGCCTGATCGGCAGAGATCGCCGCCAGCTTGCCGTCCGTCACGTTGAGCAGCTGGCCGACCTGATACGTGCCCGCCGCCGCTTCGATGTACTCAAACGGGGTCATTGCCCCGTCCGTCGATTTGATGGGAATAAACATTGCGTTCCTCCTTGTCTTGTTAATTTCTGTTCTTCTCGATCCACGTGCGGATCTCCTCGTCCGTCGCCGTGGGATTGAAGATGCGGAAGCTCGCCAGCTCCTCGCTCGTCACGACCTTGCCGCCCGCGCCGCGGGATGCCGCCGCGCCGGTCAGGTGGTCCTTACCCCTCTGACCCGTCAAGGCCTGCGCTCTCGCCGCCTCGGCCAGCGCCTTCTCGCGCCGCTCGCGCGTCGAGATGAGGTAGGCGTCGTAAAACGACATGCCGCTCTTTACGTGCGCGTAGAATTCCTCACTCTCCGGCAGCTTCAAAAGATCCTCCACGCCGTTCACCTCGGGCTCGAGCGCGTGGATCTTCTTGATCTGCTCGTCGATGGCGCGCTGCATTTTCTCCTGCTCCGCCGCGGCCTGCTCGCGCTCATGCGCCGCCACGATCTCCGCTGCCCGCTTGACGACGGGATTCTCGCTGATCGCCTCGCTGAGCGATTCCTGCGTCAGCTTCCCGGCCTTGAGGTCGCTTTCGAGCTTCTGCTGCTTGAAGGACTTCGACCATTCGTCAAACTGCTCCTTCGTCGCGATGGGCTCGCCCGTGATCGTGTTCTTGAGCCCCGCACTTTCGAAAAAGGCCTTCCACTCCGCGGCCATCTTCTCGCTCTGCGCCTTGAGCGCCGCGTCCACCGCAGCCTGCTGCTCGGCTCTGCGCCGCGCCGCCGCATGAGCTCTGCGCTCGTCGGGGGTCTGCTCCTTCTTCGCGCCCTCCGCATCGTTGTTGTCTTCTGCGCCTTCCGCGCCGTCCTGGTCCTCGGGAGCGGTTACGGCGCCCTCTGCGCCCTCGCCGCCCGTCGCGCCGGTATCGCCGCCCTCCGGCGTGCCGTTGGTCTCTTCTGCGGCCGGGGCAGCGGCGCCCGGCTCGTTTGCGCCTGTGGGCTCCTGCTGCGTGCCTGCCTCGTCAGGCGGCACCGTCAGGCCCATCGCTTCAAAGACGTCTTTTTCCGTGAATCCCATGTTCTCTTCCTCTCTGGCATTTTTCCGCGTTGCCGTGCGAATAGCCGCCGCCTTGCGCGTGCGGTGTCCCCCTTGCGGAGACAATAATGTGAAGCGTTTCCGCTTGTCTTACTTCTTGCCGGTACGAAGGTCGCTGCCGGTGTGCACGACGCCCTTCTTCGCGTCGGTCTGCTGGTTCGGCGCTTTCACGACCTGCGTGCCGCCGTTCTTGATTCTGCCGACGTAACCGCTCTTATCGCTCATGCCCGCGTCCTCCTTTCCTTCGGATTCGGCATTTTCCCGCTGTTGCCCTGCGCTGTCCCCTTTGTGGGGCTCTATGCTCTGCGCGTCTCTCTTTCGCGCCTTTAGCCCTTTTACTGCTGCGCTGTGTCAAGCATTTAGCCTTGCCCGCCGTTCTGAACGGCGTTCATGGCGTCGGCTTGTGCCTGCGCGTCGATCGCCGCGGCCAGCTCGTCCGGCACGCCCGTGCCGCCGCCCAGTGCGTCGCCCTGCATGGCGGCTTGCTGCATCTGCTGCGCCGCCGCCTGCTGCGCGGCCATCTCTTCCTGGCGCTGCATCTTCTCTTCGAGGTGCTTTTTCGTCTGCGCCGCGCCGGGGTAGTGCAGCTCCTCCATCTTCGCCCAAAACAGAATGAGCGTTTCAAGGTCCGTCGGGTCGCCGAAGGCCCTGCCCTCAAGATTCTGCCGCGTCTCCTGCCACATCGCCTCGCGGTTGCTCGCCAGCGGTGCGCTCGTGTCGCACGAGAAAAGGAACTGATCGTTCCAGTGCAGCTCGCCGTCTTCACCCTCTTCGAGGAAGTCGTAGCGGTTGAACTCCTCGTACATCGTCTCGCCCGTGCTGTCCTTATACGTCACCGGCCGCGGCTCGTCCGAGTACGCCAGCCAGAATTTGAACATCGTTTCAAAGAGCTCGGCGTAGGCCGCGTTTTTCATCACGCGCTTGCTCTCGAGGCGTCCCGCCGCCTGCGCAGCGGAAAACTCTTTGGCCTTGCCGCTCGTTGCGGTCGTGTCCTGCCTGCCCTGAAAGCTGTCCGTGATGCCGATGATCTGTCGCGCCTCTTCGTACACCTGCGCCAGATACGTGAGCTCGTACTGCAAATTGCCCGAAAAATCGTAGACGTCGATGAGGCTTTTGTCGCTCGGCTTTCCGATGTACCAGCGCTCGCCGTCCTCGGGATCGGTGCGCAGGTCCACCCGGTCGGGGAGCGTGATGCGCGTGCCTGCCTTCATCAGGCGGTCGATGATCTTCTGCTCGATGCGGTTGCTCGTGTTCTGCTGGTCGCGGATCATGTCAACATCGCTGTTTCCGAGCAGCTGGCCGAACACGCTCACGCTGCGCTGCAAGATGATCGGGTAGCGGTCCGGCCGGTAATACGGGATGCGCACCGGCGCCTGAATCGGCAGGCCGTTTTCGTCCACCGTCTCCTGCATCCCGCCGATAAACGTGCCGTCGCTGCGCTGTACCGGCGCATAGAGCTCTTCGAAGTCCTGCGTCTTGCTCTCCCAGTCCTTGCCGCCGCACCACGGGCATGCGCCGCCTGAGTAGGCCGCGCCGTTTACCTCCTGCCCCGGCAGCGGCTTTACCTTGCCGCAGCTCTTGCACACCGGCTGCCTGCGTGCCTGATAGTCCTTGAGGTTTTCGAGCTCCGTGTCGTTCACCCACGTGTAGCGGTCGATGCCGCCGCGCTCGTTGAGCTTGTAGCCGATGTAAAGCGTCAGGTTTCGGTTGCTCGTGGAGCCGTCGCCGCCGCGGACATCCGGCTCGCTCTCACCCTCGTTTTCAAGCAGCACGCCGTAGCGGCGCTCGACGTAGCCCTTCGTCGTCGGCACCTTGACGATGAAATAATCCATGTCGGCAATGCCCGTGTAGACGTTCGGCTGCGGCGCGAACTGCTGCGGGTGAATGAGCGTCACGTTCACCTCGCCGACGGTCGTGCTCGTGCGCTTCGTGTTGTCCCACTCGACCAAAAAGCCCACGCCGCCCTGAATGGGCACCGTGCGCTCGGCCAGATCGTTCAGCGCCTCAAACGGGAGCCGGTCGAGCTCGTTGCGCAGAAAGTGCTCGATCACGTCGGCCAGGTGCTCGTCCTTCTTGCGCCGCGGCGTCACCTTCGGCTGCGGAATGCTGCTCGATACCTGGCTTTCGATGTTCTCAAACGTGATGTTGCGCACGTGGCTTGTCTTTTTCAGCGTGCCGTCGCGGTGCGTGTCGCCTGGGACGAGCGGCTGCATCGTGCGGTCCCCGTTGTAGACCGCCTCGCGCTCGTTCATTTTTTCGACTTCTTTCGACCACTTGGCATCGCTCTCATTGAGCCTCGCCTGCCACTCGCGCAGCTCCTCGCTGATCGTGCTTGTCTTTGCTTTTTCTTCCATGTCTTTTCTCCCTCTCATCGCGGCTCGCCCCATAGCGCCAGCATTTCTGCCCGCTCGGTCTCGCTCGCGCTGTTGTAGTCCTCCCACATGTCCGCCGTCCAGCGCGTTTTCTTCGCGCCGCCGGCGGTCTTAATTTCCATCGTCTGCTGGGGCCGCGCATAGTGCGCGATCGCTAACGCCATCACGCAGTCGTCGTGCGCGCCCGGCTCGGCCTCGCCCTGCAAGTCTTTCTCCCGCCGCACGAATGTCAGCATCTCAAGCAGCGTGTCGCGGTCGTTCACCGTGCTCATGCTCTCGCGCAGAATGCGGATGAGCTCGGACAGGATCACCGGCCGCGTCAGCCGGTTCGTCTGGAAGCCGAAGGCGTGCTTGATCTTGCCTGTGAAGTCATCCTCCACCTCGCGCACGTAAAGGTTGCGGTAGCCCATCAGGTCGAGCAGCTTCGTCGGGTACGTCGAGAAGTTCGTCTCGATGGCGAGCAGCGCGTCGTTATAGTACTTGCCGAGGCAGTACATCTGCCGCGCATACGTGTCCTCGTCGTACTGGTGGCGCAGCGTGCAGACCTGCTTGCCCGTGATGTTGTCGAGCACCTGCCCGACGAAATAATCGCTGCCGTCGCCCGCCGTGTCGCCGCCGATGACATACGGCCGGCCGGGGACGACATCTTCATAGATCGTCACCGCGCCGTCCGGATCGTCCACCCACGCCCAGCGCTCGAGGTGTACGCCGTCTTCCTTGACGACGTTTTCGAAGTAGCCGCGCCTCGGGTTCTTCGCTCGCTCGACGATGAGCAGCCGCTCGCTCACCTTTTTCGCGTCGAACACCGTCTTGCCCGTCACGCCCCACTGGCCGAGGCAATAGACCTGGTAGTAGTACTCGTCCGTCTCTTTGAAGGCTTCGAGCGTCGTAATGGCCTCCGCCGTCAGAAAGCGGTTGTCGAGATACGTGCTCTCGTGCACCGTCGCGCGCGGGTCCTTGCGGTCGAAAAACCGCTTCTTGAGCCAGTGCGTGATCGAAATGGGATTGAACGTCAGGATCATTTGCAGGTAATAGGGGAAGTCTGTGCGCAGTCGGATGTCCAGCTGGTCAAAGTCCCCCTGCTCCAGCTCGCTCGCTTCCTCGATCCAGATGCCCGTAATGTCGTAGATCGACTTGAGCTTTTCCACGTCGTCGAGGCCCGCGAACAGGATCTTGCTGCCGTTCGCAAACGAAATGCTCATGTCACTCTTGTTGACCTTCGCCCCGCTGTCGGGGTAGAAGTCGGATATCTGCCCGCGCAGCTGCTCAAAGCAGCTCTCGCGCAGCGTCCGCGCCACCTTGCGGCACACCAGCCAGCGGTGCCCCGGCTCGCTTGTCACGCGCTCGAGCACCTTGCGCCCCGCGAAGATCGACTTGCCGCTGCCGCCGCCGCCTTTCAGGACGAGGTAGCGGTGCCGGTCGAACAGCAGCGGCAGGAAGTGCGCATTGTTCGTCGCGCGGAAGTCCCGCCACCACAGCGCCACCTCAAGCTCTCGCTCATAGGTCCGCGTCTTCGTCGCCGCCATCGTGCTCAAACTCCTGCATCAGCTCGCGCAGCATCGCTTGCCGCTCCTCGAGCGGGATGCTCGCCGCCGTCACGGTCTTTGTCGCCCGCTCGCCCAGCTCGACCTCTTTCTTCTCGCTGTAGCCGTAGTTGTTCGTCAGGTTGAAGAGGATCCCTTTCAGGTCCTTGCCCGGCCGCGTCAGCATCTCGTGCTCGTTCCAGGCCTTCATGCGCTCGCACACCCGCTCACCGACGGCCGCGAATTCCTCGCTCTCGCCCATGTACCGGCTCCACGTCGCCCGGTCGATGCGAAGAAAGGCGCACAGCTCGTGCATGCTCGGCGGGATGATGTACTCCGTCACCTCGACCTCTTCGCCCAGCGTGTTTTTCACCGGCACGGGGATGAGGATCACATGGCCCTTGTCGTCTCGCTTGCCGCTGTCCACCATTTCCGTGACCTTCACGCGCCGCGTGATCGCTGCGAAATAGCGCTCGCAGGCCTTGCCCAGCGTTGCCGCCGTGTATTTCTTCTGCCGCGCCATCCGCACCCCTCCTCTCGGCGCGCTTGCCTTGTTTGCAAAAAGTGTAGCAAATGCAACAGGTCACGAACCGTCAACTTTTTGAGGGCAAAAAAGAGCCGCAAACCCTTGTCAAATCAGGGCTTGCGGCTTTTCCTCGCACGCGCACGCGCGAGAGCATGCACGCAGCGCGCCCAGGCTCCCCCGCGCGCGTCGTCGTGTTGCGTTTGCTCTATGCTGTTGTTATCGGCGCCGCCGCATCTCGAAATGGATGTACGCGCCCCGGTTCATGCTGTTGCGGATGCACTCGCAGCTCACGAGCTCGAAGTCCGGGTATCGTTCTTCGAACCATTCGTAGCCGAGACCGTCTTCCACGGCCTCGGCGAGTTCTTCGGTCTCGTCCATCGTGAGCTTGCCGTCTGACGTTGCCGCCTCCGGCTGGACGAGGTTTCTGCTGCCGCTCCACCGCTTGTAGCTCGCGTCATCCTTCGTGATGTAATGCGTCAGGCCGCTCACGCCCTCGTCGCCAAATTGCAGGCGCTTACTGTTGGCGTAGCCGCGCCCCCACAGCGATTCCAGCGTGTCGCGGTCAAGCCCGCCCGAGATGATGAGATGATGATGGACGCGTCCGCCCTTTTCCGTGGAGAGTATGTACTTGAATTCGACCCCGATCTTGCGATACCGCCGCTTGAGCGTACGCAGATAGTTCTGCACGATGCGCAGCGCGTCCTCTGCGCTCTCCGGCGTGTGGGCGGGGTCGTAGGTCAGATGCAGCGCGAGGTCTCGGCTCGTGAAGTTCATGTGCACGATGCGCGTCAATCTCTTCGCCGCGTTCCTCTGGTTGAGCTTCTTCTGGATCTCGCTCGTCGGGCGGCATCTCTTTCTGCGCTCTCCCGGCTTCTGAAAGACAGGATAGATATCACCGTCCAGATAATCGCCGCACACGTACACGCGCTCACGGTTGAATGTTCTGCCCCGATACATGGCCCTGTCCTCCTGCTTTGGAATTGTTCGCTAAGTTAAGATACGTTACAAGCTCGAATCACGCGCGCGTGCGCACGCGTGATATTAAATAATGTGTGTTCGGCCTTCTGTGCGCCGTCGCGCCCTTTCGGCGGCAGCGCACACAGGGCCGAAGCCCTGTTATAACCTCCGCGGGAAGCCCTCGTAATACTTCCGCACGATCCGCTCGAGCGTCGAGCGGGAGAGGCTGTGCTTCATGCAGATGTAGGTCGCGTTCGCGTCCGTCGTCACGAATTCGAAAAGTGCCCGGTAGTAGTCCCCGCCGCCGCACTCCATACACAGGTTGAGGATCTTCCGCTGCGCCTTCTCCGGCATTTCTCGATACAGCAGCGATGAAAAATAGATGTATCCCTGCCGTTCGTAGCTCACCGGCACGCTCTTTTTGTATCGGAACATCGCTCTCTCCCCTCCTCTCCCGCTCTTTGTCCGTCAGAAGCGGAAATACTCTTTCATGCAGCGCCACACGTTGCGCCACGGATGCGCCATGCACCACTTGAGGCTTTCGTGATAGTCCTCAGCGATGGCCTTTTCTACCTCAAACCGATGCAGCGCCTCGTCCAGCAGCTCGTCCTTGCGCTTTGTGCGGCCTTCCTCCACTTTCAGCTGGCCTTTCAGGTGTGCCGCCTCGCCCAACGCGTCGTCGTGGCGCTGCTTGGCCTCGGCCAGCTCCAGCTCGCGCTTGCCCAGCAGGTGCGCCAGCTCGCGGCTTTCGTTCTTCGCCTTCTCGATGGCCTTCATGTCCTCGCCGTGCGCCTCGAGCGCCTGGTCGCGCAGCTTCTCTGCCTCATCGATACGCGACCGCAGCATCGCCGCCGAATGGTCCGCGCTCTTATACTTTGCGGTGACCTCTTCCAGCGCCTTTTCATTCTCCTCGAGCTTTTCCGTCAGCGTGCCGATCTCTCCACGCAGCTTTTCATTTTCCTCGGCCAGTTTTACGCCGTCCTTAAAATGCGCCGCTGCCTCGGCTTCCGCCGCTTCCTGCTTTTCCGCCGCTTCTTCGAGCATTTTGAGCATCTGCTCCTTTGTGTACTTCTTCACGTTGATTTTCTGCATCTCTCAAACCTCCGTGACTTTCACATTCCATTTCGGCACGATAGTTCTAATTCCGTACTGTACTGCGCACTCGTGCTCGATGCGGCAGCCGCGCGCCTCCTGCCAACCCTCGGCGAAGATCGCCACATCCGCCGTCGCCAGCAGCTCGAGTGACTTGCCCAGATAGTAAAGCGGCGCTTTTGCGCCGACCGGAACATCGAGCCCGCCCTTGAAAAAGCTGTTGATGACTTCGACCTTGCCGCGCCCAAGGCGTCCAGCCTCCGCAATTTCAACCAGCTTCTCGCGCTCGCGCTCGATCTGCTCGTCGGTCTTGCCGCGCATCGGCTGCGAGATAAACAAGCGCACCGTCGGCAGCTTCGGCGCGGCCGGTTCGTCCGCCGCAGTCTCCTCGTCGCAGCAGGAACGCTCGCAGTCTTTATCGCAGCAGCAATTCTCCGCCGCTGCCTCGCCGTTCACGCCGCCGACCGCCGTTTGCAGCAGGAATCCCAGCAGCTCCCAAACCTTGTTTCTGATCCGTTCCATGCAGATTTCCTCCCCCAGCTTCTCGTCGTAGTTCTCCGCGCTCACGCAGCTCGAGCTCTCCACGATCACAAAGCCGTTTTTCAGCACTGCGCGCACGACGGTCGTCTTTCCGCCCATCGTCACGGTCTCGTGGTGGTCGATGAATCGCTCGACCATTTCCGCGCTGATGCTCGGCGCCTCAGTCTTGAGCATGCCGTTTACCTCGAGCGGCAGATACGCGCACTCGAAGACCCCCTGCGGGCTCCAACTCTCATACCCGTCCGCATAGCGCACCTTGTAGCCGCGCTCGATCTTGCTGCCGCACGGCACTCCGTTGTCCGGGAGTACGACGGTCTTCCCGTCCACGCGATACGCCTTTTCCGCCTCAATGAGTTTCGTTCCGATGTACTGTTTCATGGTTCTGTTCCCTTTCTTTTTTCGCCCGCAGGCGTGATTAAAGATGTAACTGCTCGTGCTCGCGCGGCTTCTCGACGAGGATCTTCGCGACCTTCACGTCGCCGTAGCGCTCAAGGTCCATCGCCGCGCGCTCCTTGATGCCCTGAACAGCGCTCTCCGGCACGTCGGCCTGTAAAATAAACGTCACCTTCATGCCTTTTTCTCCATTGCGCCCAGGTCGCTGAGCCCCCGCTCAATGACGCGCCACACGTGGATGTCGACCATCAGCCCGTCCACGACGATCGCGCGCAGCGTCTCGCGGCTCACGTTCCCGCCGCAGGCCGTGCTCACGCGCTCCGTCCACCCCGGACCGGTCCGCACCTTGTAGCGCACCAGCGCGTCGAAGATTTTCCGCTTCTCCGCCGCGCCGTAGCCCTTGACGCTCAGCTTCGGGAGCGGTTCTGGCGGCTGTGCTTCCGCGGCCGCTTGTTTGTCTTGCCCCGCCGTCCACGCAATGCCGTCTTTTTCGCTCTTCAGCGGCGCGATGGGCGCGGGCTTGTCCGCCTTCGCGCCCTTTTTCTCGCCCGCGCCGACCATCGTCCGCCGCATCAGCGTGTTAATGGCCCAGTCCGCGCAGTATGTGCAGAAGTCGAGCTTCGCGATCTCCCCGCCGCCCGCGCCACTGGCCGTCACGCTCACACGCTCATGCGCGCTCATCCCCGTGATGACCCGCCCGCACCGGTCACAAAATACCCGCACCATCCGTCAGCCCTCCCTTGGCTTGCCGTAACTGCAAAAATCGAGGTTTTCCCGCACGGGCGTGAAAATGCTGCCGTTTCCGTAATGGAGGATCGAGCGCGGGCAGTGGCAATATATTCCCTTTTTGCCGTCCGTCCGGTCGTAAGCCTCCCCGTACTCGCAGTTCTTGCAGTACGGTACCGTCACCGTGCGTCCTTCTTTGTCGGCGTCAACCAGCTCGCGCAGGTGGTCTGGCGTGGTGCCCAACGCCGCCGAGGCCACCTTGACGAACATCGGGAGCGAGGCCGTCGCCGTGATCTCCTCCGCCGTTATGCCCGTGTCCTCATAGGCGGCAAGCGCGCTGTATAACTGCCGAATGATCTGCCGCAGTACGTCCTTCGATACGCCGTTCAGCACCGGACCGTTCAGAACCAGGTCCAGCAGCTTCGGCTTCATGCCTTCAAGGTCGGCGAGCGGGCCGAGATACCGGTCCACGCTCTCGTCCACTCTGACCTCTTCGCTCGTCAGTCGTTTCATGCTTCATTTCCTCCTCATGCCTCCGGCATCGCGACGTAAACCGTCGCGCGCAGTTCGACGTCATCGTACCGGCTCTCGATGCAGTTCTCTTCAAAGACGACCGCGCCGCTTTCCAGCATCTTCTGCATCAAGAATTCAACAAGATCCTCTTTTGTGTGCCGCATCGCCCATTGTCTGGCGCGGTCTCCATCGAGCTCTTTGTAGCAGATGCGGCTCTTTGCCGTGATCTTCTCGATCCTCCGGCTCTCCGATTTGATGAGCATCCGATCCTGCGGCTGCATTGGCGGAACCTGCTCAACGTACCCACCGAGTGCCCTGATCACGCCCTGCCGCAGCTTTTCAAGTAAACCATTCATTTCGCTTTGCCTCCTCCGCTCCTTCTTTCGTCGCGAAAAATGTCTTGCCGAAGTCGCTCAGCTTCTCATAGCCCTCGCCGTCCTCGCCTTGCAGAAGCAGCGCCGCCTCGACGACGCGTAGTTTCACCGTTCTGCCGCAGCCGGGCGCCCACACTTCGCCGCCGAGCTTGCGCGGCAGCACCGCCAGCCGCCCGTCCTTGTCGGCCTCGGCCAGCTCGCGCAGGCGATTGACCGGCAGGCCGTTAAACTCCTTAATCTCCGCGATCGCCTTGCCCATCACCGACAGCTTGAGCGCTTCCACGCTCTCCGGCGTCAGCCCCGTGTCCTTGTAGGCGCGCAGGTCCTCTCGATTCCTCCGGTAGTCCTCGATGAGCTGCTGCACCACGAATCGCCGTTCCATCGGCCATGCCGCGATTTGCTCTTGCAGCTTTTTCAGTGCCTCGTCCGAAACCATCACGTCGCCTCCTTGTCCTGCCACCCGCAGTCCGCGCAGGTGTTGATATCCTTCTCCGCGTTCCAAAAGACGTTCTTCGACCCGCACACCGGGCATCTTGGAACGTCCCCTATGACGCGCGGCCCGATAGGCCCTCTCGGCCCAGGGGCGTCTCCACCGCATCCCTCGTCGCCCGCAATGCCCGGCTCGCCCGGCAGTCCCGTCGGGTCCATGTGCCCCTGCACGATCTCGTCTCCGCGGCGCAGAAACTCTTTCAGCGAGCTGCCGTGCTTTTTCAGCCCCTCGTCCATCTTCGTCAGCGCCTCAAGGCCCCGCTGCTGGAATTCGATCAAATCAGCCGCCGCAGCCATCAAACCGTCTGCGCAGGTCGTGTCCTCCGGGTCATCGTCCCACAGCGGGCACCCGTCGCAGCTGCCGCTCGCACACCGCCGCAGCATCTCCAAAACCTCATAGCTTGTCATCCGTCTTGCCCTCCTTCGGCTTGCCCGTCTGCACGATGCTGATGCAATTCGGTTCAATGTTCTTCCATACCGGCGATTCCGGGTCCCCCACGGTCATCATCATGCTCACCTTGAAAATCTCCGCCGCCGCCTTGTCTCCGCGCGCGAGCATGCCATAGACTGCCGTGAGCAGATAGGCCGATTCGGCGAGCAGTTCTCCCATCGTCCCTCCGGCCGTCAGTTCCTTCACTTTTCCGTTTTCGTTCTTATAGCTCAACATGTCTGCGCCTTCCTTAAAATTTGAAGCTCTCGCGGATGACCACGCCGTCTACGTTCGCCTCCGCCGTAAAATGCCGATGGTTCTCGTTGATGTACACGATCTTCCCGTGCACGGTGCCCTTTGCCCTGAGCGCCGAGACGATCCCGTTCGACCCCTCCCAACTCGTCGGCACCCAGCTATACGTTTCTCCGACAAACATGCTCAATACCTCACTCCGATAAAATCCAGCACACGGCCATAGCCGAGGCCCTTTTCGTTTGGCTTCCACAGCCCGTCAGCGGGATCGTAAGCCCCGCCACCGACGCAGAAGTCATAGTGCTTTGGGTGCGTCTGCCGCATTCGTTCAAAACGGTTCTCGCCCTTTTCAAGATGCGCCCCGAACGCACAGAACATGCAGCCCGTGCGTTGACAGCCCGTGCAGTGCAGCTTGCAGTCAATCAGCGTCGCGTTGTAGTCGTTCTCGCCATCGCTGGCTACAATGTCACCGTATACGCTGGCAATTGGTATCTGACGGTCTACGATGAACCGCAGTACGTCCTGCTCCGTCCAGAAACTCATGGGCTTAGATAATGGGCGCTTTCCTTCAAAGGCGTTGCAGCCAGTTTCGCGCCATTTTTGCATACGCAGAAGACTTTCCTCTGCCATTGTTGCCGTTGTTGGCTTGACATCCGCTCGGTGCTCATAGCTCTTTGATGGGGACTTTTTCATAATTCCACAACACTTGTCTGATATGAGGAATGGAGCCGAAAGCAAATACCCCCACTTTTCGCAGTTGTACATGCTCTTTTCCCCATCGGCGCGTAAGACTTCCCCACGCAATAGCTTCATACTTCGGCTGTCTGGTGAGCGTCGCGCGGTTTCTATCCGGTGCGCTACGTCTTTACCGATGATGCTGTACCCATACTTTCGCACGACCTGACGAATATTCGTCTTCGGCCGCAGCCGCACAAGCTCTATCATCACGCGCGGGAACTCGTGCCGCAGCCAATCCGCGTATGTATTCACAAACTTCTGGATTTCTGGGTATTCCAGCCCCGTGTTGACAAACACCAGCGTCAGCTCCCACGGCGGCGTTCTGAAACTCGACAGATAACGCGCAACCAGATATGCAAGCACGGTGGAATCCTTGCCGCCGGAGAACGACACATAGCACTTGCCGTCCCATGCGGTATACCATTGGTCGATCTTCTCGTAGCTCAAGATTTCCTTGTCTCCGAGGTCGAGCGCCAGCAGCTCTTTTGCCGCCTGCTGCGAGATCGGCTGATTCCCATACCCGGTCATGTCAATTTCTCCGGCCGCATCAGCGCCACCGTTACCTCCGGCGGCGTCGGGTACAGGTCGGACGCCTTGCGCGCCTTTGCTCCGTTCCCGCCCATGATCTGGCTCGCCTGAATGCTATTCATGCGTGCACCTCCCGCAAAAACAAACTCCCTTGTGAGATGTATTCCTCAAAGCGCCTTTCCTGCGCTTCGTAGTAGTGCTCGTTAATTTCGTACCCCACAAAGTCGAGCCCAAGCTCCAACGCGGCGATGCGGCTGCTGCCGCTGCCGAGGTGTGTGTCGAGTATGCTGTCCCCCGGCTTTGCGTACTTTTGAAACAGCCACGTGTAAAGCGCTACAGGCTTTTGCGTGGGATGAATGCGCTGCTCGTTCATCGCCTTATTCCCTTGCTGGATAAACCCCTCTGCGATGCTTTTGCCCTGCATCATGCCATTCCACATGTAGCGGAAAAGCCGCACGCTGTCATGGCAGTTTGTGGCTGCGATCTCGCAATCGCTAAAAGAGCTGCCCTCGTTGCACTTGTCCCAAACAATGCGCCCCGGCGCAAAGTGATAGTCGAAATAGTTGCAGCCCCAAACGATATAGCGCTTTGCAACCCGTTCCAGCTCATTGAAATAATCACGTGTCGGAATATCCCACTTCGGCGATATGGGGTAGTCTCTGTGCACGCCGATTTTGCTGACCTTGCAGCCATAATATCCGCGCCGCTCCGGCCCGCTGAAATACGGCGGATCGACCACAGCGAGGTCAAAAGCCTTGTCCGGCAGCTTCTTCATTGCCTCCATACAGTCAACATTTTCAGCAATGTTCATCGTGCACATCCTCCACATAGCACCAGCTCTGCGGCGCTCGCGTCAGTGGGCGCTTCCATTCGCAGTCGAAGCTGTATTCTCCGTTCACGTCTGCCGCCTGATCGCACGGGCAGCTTCCGCACCGCTCCTTTTCGCAATACAGCTCAGGCGGAAACCGAAACTCGTTCAGCTCTTTCGGCTGATCGTAGATTTCCAGATCGAAGATATGCCAGCCGTAGCCGGTCCCCTTTAGGTAGTTCACAATTTCTTCCCGTGTCAGGCAGGCTTGCTTTTCTACGTCATCTGGGGCATGGTTGAGGGGCGCAAGCTCATAGATCCGGTCGCAGGTAAACTCGCCGATAATCTTGCCATTTCCTACGGCCCCGCCGACAGGGATTGCCGTTTCAGCATCCATGCAGGCGATCAATTTCGTACCAAATCTATTCTGCATGAATGCAAGGTGCTTGTCCTTCGTGCAGTAGATGTAGCACTTAAACGGCGTTTCCAGCTTTGGCCGCGTCTTGCGCACCTCGATCGTTTTATCGCCATTGATGATCTTCTCGCACCACTTCGGGCGGATACTGATTAGGACAGCTCGCATGTCATCATTCCTCCTTCGCAGATATCTACGATGTGCTCACACAGGGCCTCCGGGATAACTGACCGCTCCCGGCTCCCAGCGAGCCCCTGCGTACCCGTCTTAGCTCCGCGCGGCGCGGCTACGTGGCACGGGTCCCCATTATGGCATGGCGGCTTGAATCCCGGGGCTGGGTGGTTCGTCCAGATATCGGTGGGCTTCATCCGCATGTCACCGTACTGGCAATATGTAACGGTGTATCTGGGCAATCCCTGCATCCAAGTCATTTTGCGCAGCCCGCCGCGCGGGTTCTCGATGAACCAATATGTGGGAGACAGGGCCAAGATCAAGCGCAAAACGTGCTGATCGACCGCATCGCAAAACTTTGCGTACTTACTGACAGGGTCTAAATTGCCCGTCTCGGGATTTTTGCGTCGATGATGCGATATCGCGGCAATGGAAAATGTCGCACAGTCCGGGCTCGCCCAGATGACATCAGGGCGGCCGAAGCGCTCTAAAATGTCCTGCGCCGTGACGGTCATGATATCTGCATACCAATCAATATGGTCGAAGCCCTTATCCCACTCGATGGAATACACCTCATGCCCGCGCCGCTCGAATGCCTTTCCGATGCTTCGCGTCCCTGCAAAAAAGCTCTAAAACTTTCACCCTTGCTCTACCTCCTGCACCTTCGCCAACGGGCAGTAGACCAGGCAGTTGTGCTTGCTCGTGTCCCGCAGGATCGCTCTATGTACCGCCTTGCCGCTCTTGTCAAATCGCAGCTCATAGCCCTCGGGATAATATTCGATCCCGCCGTACAGCACCTTCGGCTTGTCCTTTTTCACCGCCGCCTGCACGCACAGGTCTAAAAACATACTTCGTTTCATTTCCCTTGCGCTTCTTCCCCGCCGCATACTATAATGGCGGGGAAGAAAATCTCCTTTCATGTGTGTTTTTTCTTCGCGGCGGTTGACCGGCTCCATCGGTCAGCCGCCTTTTTCATGCGTTCGCGGCCTGCATGGCCCATTCCGGCATCGCGCTTTTCGCTCTCGTCCGCCGGTCCGGCACGTACAGCGGGCAGCGCACAACGCGATAGCTGTCGGTCGTGTAGCGGTAGCACTTCTCGCCGTGCTCGCTTTTCGAGCCGTTGATCGTCGTTCTCTCCGCCTCCCAGCCCTCCACGGGCTTGAAGCGGATCGCATGCGTCACGCCGTCTCGCTCCGTCCACGAGCAGCCGCCGCACGCCCGCGCGCACGACCAGCACAGCGTCGGCTTCGTCTGCGGCGCGATAAATCGCTTGTCGTCCATGTGCGATTCACTCTCCCGTCATCTCCACGGCGATCTTGCCGAGCACTGAGACGACCATCCATTCCGCCGCCAGCGCAGCACCCGCGCGCGTCAACTCATTCGCCAGCGCCCCGTAGGCGTCCTCGTTCTGGTCTTTGATGGCGTCCCGCATCTCCTTGTGGACCTTTTCAAGGTCGCCCGTCGCCTTCTTCGCGCGCTCAAGATGGGCTTTGATCTCCGCCCAGCTCTCGTTGTCGCTCGCAAAGCCGCGCCCGCGCTCCTGCATCGTCGTTTCCAGCAGCTCCGCCGCCGTGTGCTCGAGGTTGCCGAGCAGCTGCGCGCCCGAGGATAAATAGCTCATCTGCGCACCCCTCTCTTTCTCCCCGGCTCGTCCAGCTTCAGGACGAGCACCATTCCGCGCCACGTCAGCCATCCGGCGCCCACCGCCGCCAGCCACGTGACTGCCGGGTCGGTCTCCGCCGCCGCGCCCGCGGTCATGTCCGCCGCCAGGCATCCCGGCTCCAGCAGGCACAGCAGCAGTACCGCGATCCACAGCAGCACCGTCAGTCGCAGCAGCGCCGCCGCGTAACACAGCGCTCTTTCTTCTCTCGTGCGATTCTTTTTCATGTCGTGCATCCTCCTAAAATTTTTCCGATCGCCTGGCTCACCGTGCCCACGCGCGTTTCGATGATCCGCTCCGCGTGGTCGGCCAGCATTTGCGACAGGTCCTTGAGCTTGTATGCTTGCAGCTCTCCGTTCTTATATTTGATGAGTAGGCCCGGACTGATGTTGTAGGCCCAGGTGCCCGTCTTCGGGTTCTGCGCCGCAATGCCGAACGGCGCGCGCTCTTCCTGCAAGGCGTATCGGATCGTCACGTCCGACCACCCGATGAACTTTGCCGCCAGCTCCACCGGCACGTTGTTGTAGCGCAGGATGTCACCCTCGCTCGGCACGTCCGCCGTCACTCTTCTCGGCATGGTGTTCTCCTTTCATGCTTCTTGCCCCTCGTCCCGCCGCCGTGCTATACTGGCGGCGAAAGGAGGTGATTTTGTTGTATGCCTACATTTTCGATGGCGCTGATATGAACATCAAAACGCCAAATCTTACTGACTTTTCGCTGGTCAAGAAAGAGCTGATCTCTCAGACTGCCAGCAAAATTGTCACGCACCTCACATACCCGGACGGACTTGAATTTACAGTGGAACAGGAATCTAAGCGCGTGACGGTTTATTCGAATCGTCCGTTGATTCAGAACCAAGACGGCTCTTACACCGCTCCCTGATCTTGATTCCATCCTTTGTCACTACGGTCTCGCACTCTCCGCACCGGATCGTTACGGCGTCCCGCTCGATCTGCACATCGGGCGGGATGTTTTTTTCGCTCTGCATTCTCTTCACGCTCCTTTGCCCTCAAATTTCTTGCAGAAGCACCCCGCAGGGACGCGGCGTGTTGCCCTCATTAGTTGTCCTGCGCCGCCGTCTCTTGCACCTTTCGCGTCGTCATCCACGAAAGAAGGGGTGATAAATGGAATTCTGTTAGAACTTTTTCGATAGTTGTGATTGAAGTTTCGACAAGCCTTGCCGCTCTGCTTGCCGTTTGCCGCGCCCCTGCGCGGTGCTTCTGCGTGGTTCTTGCCCTCACCCCGCCGCCATGCTATACTGGCAGCGAAAGGAGGTGATTAGTGTGAACTCATCCCCACTGAATGAAAAAGAATGCTTCCTTGTGATTCATTCTTTAGATGAGCTTTATGCGTTTCTTCGCAAAAGCGGCTCGCGTGATCGTTCTCTTTCGCGTTCCGCCGTTTCGCAGAATCTTTCTGCGATCCTCAGCGCCAAAACAAAACTGCGCGCACTTCCTGCAAATGCTTCCGCCGATTTTTCGGCGCAGGAGCTCAAGGTCCTTTACTGGGCCGTGTACGAAATGCGGGATGCGATTCATTCGCAGCTTATCGAAATGCCGCTCGCTTCGCCGGTTCGCGGCAAGGCACAGGAATCTCAGCAAGCCTGCGACCGGCTTCTCCGCCTGTTCTCTGATCTTCTTGCGGAGGTTGGTATCGAAATCGAATCGCTGTTTCAGAACCCGTGAAATTTGTGCCCAGCAGTCTGACCAGCCTTGCTGTATCTGCACCGCCGAAGTGCCCGCTTCGGCGGTGCTTCTCTTTGCTTCGCTGCATCTGCTGCATTCCCTTCACGCTCCTTTCCCTCTTGCGCAGCAGTTTTCTTTTTGCCATTTGTTGCACTACGCAACATTATGCGCAAAAAAATAGGCGCAGAAATTGTCCTCTACTTTCAGCAGTCGTGCGAGCGCCCATGCCTCGTCAAGATACATCGGTCTGCGATTGTTGATCTTGAGCGATGCGGTGGACTGCTTGCAATTCATGCTGGTTGCGGCGTCCTTCTGCGTCAGGTTTAATTCTTTCAGTCTCTCTTTAATAGCAGATGAGTTGATCACGATGTTCACCTCCTCTCATTTGTTGCACTATGCAACTAAGCTATATATACTACAGATTTTCTCCATTGTCAATAGCGCTGTGCAACTTTTTTATATTTTGGTATTGCGCTATGCTATTTCGTGTGCTATTATAATTGCACACTGTAAAACCCGAAAGGATAAAATCATGTACTCTCCAAAAGAAATTGGCGACCGTATCAAGTCCCGCCGCGACGAGCTCGATATGACCCTTGACGAAGTCGCGGCGAAAGTCGGCGTATCTAAGTCTACGATTCAGCGATATGAAAACGGTCTGATTGGTCGCATCAAACTCCCTGTGATCGAATCTATCGCGGATGCTCTCTGGATATCTCCCGACTGGCTCGTTGGGGTGTCAGAAGAAAAAACCGCCGACCCGAAGGTCGACGGCCTTTCCCCATTAGAAGCGCGCTTGATGGAATTGGTTCGCCGGCTTACCGACGATCAGAAGAAGATGCTGCTGGCCCAAATAGAACTTCTACTAAGTAAGCAAGAATAACTTCCTGATTCTCAGGGGTAAGCTCGCGGAACTTTGCAAGGATCTCTCGATCAAGTCGGTCAGACATTGTGACCTCTCTTTCCCTCAGAAGCTCCCGATGATTGTATTCGGCGCCGCGCATCAGTATATACCATTCTGCCCCGCCGTTCCACCTGTAATGTTTCCCAGCAAAGGAGGTGCTGCTATATGAAACGCGCAAATGGCAGCGGCTCGATCGTCAAGCTATCCGGCAATCGCCGCCGCCCCTATATGGTCCGTGTCTCCGCGCGCGATGAATACGGGCATATCGTCCAGCGTGCCCTCTCTTACCACGAGAAAGCCGCCGACGCCCAGGCCGCGCTCGACGAGTATAACCGCAACCGCCTCGAAGGCAAGGCCCCCACCGCCGACCGCATGAATGTTACCCTACAGCAGGTCTTCGACGGCTGGAATGCCCGCACTTATCGCAAACTGAATCCGAAGAGCATCGCCGCGCACAATTCCGCGTGGAATAAATGCGTCAGCCGGTACGCGGATCGAAAAATTCGCTCCATCACTCTGGATGACTGGCAGCAGCTTCTTGACGAACGCGAGGCGTCCGGTCGCTCGCAAAGCACGATCAATAACGTCGCGTCTCTGATCAAGCAGCTGTGCTCTTACTCGATGGAGCGTGATATCCTCGGCAAGGACTACTCGCAGTATCTTGATGTACCGTCCGTCGACCTAAAGAATCCGCGCGGCGCACTGACCGATACGCAGCTCAAGAGCCTCGAAAAGCTCGCTGCCTCCGGCGAGCCCTGGGCCGATACCGTATTGATCCTCTGTTATACCGGCTTCCGCATTACCGAGTTTTTGACGCTCACCCGCTTTTCCTATCACTCGGAGGACGGCGGCTACCTGCAAGGTGGCTTGAAGACCGAGGCCGGGCGAAACCGCATTGTTCCCATTCACCCGAAGATTCGCCCCTATCTCGACCGCTGGCTCGCCCGCAATGGTGACACGATCATCTGCGACGAGAACGGTGCTGCCGTTGATTCCGACCGTTACCGTGCCTATTTTTCCGCACTGATGAAAAAAATCGGCGTTCCGAACGCGACGCCACACTGGTGCCGTCACACCTTTGCAACACTGCTGCACACGGCCAATGTCGACGAGCTCACCGTCAAGTGGCTTATGGGACACTCCACCCGCAGCGATATCACGGCTCACTACACGCATGAGACGATCGCCGTCCTGCGCGCCGCTGTTCAGAAAATCGCCTGA